ACAACATCAGAATAAACGTTCTGGTTATAACGGTCGCGCACCACCTCGGCAGTCGGGCGGTTGATAGTTGCAATCTGGTTCAAAAAGGCATCAAGGCTCATAACATTTCCTTTTTCTCCCCCATTTTCGATTTTTGAAAATGGGGGAGATGTCCGCAGGACAGAGGGGGATAGGGGTCTACAACCGCATCAACGCTACGGTCACATCAGTCACAGCGGAATAATCCATATAGACCATCCCGTCAGACTGGTTGTAAATGTTCGGCTGGAATGGACCAATCTTGCGGCTCTCGCCAGCGGTCACAACCACAGTCCGCTCCGCAATTGCCAAACCGTCAACCGTGCCAGGCGTCTGCACCGTCACCGTCACATCGCTTGCCGAATCATTCACCACATCCACAAACATGCGCCCGTCATTTGCAAACTTCGCGCCATCGGCAACAGCGGCGGCATAAACCGCCTCTAAACCCGTCCGCGCAATCTGTTGATAATTTATTGCTGTTCTTGCCATATCAAATCTCCTTCTGCTAACTGCTAACAGTTAACAGCTAAATTCAAATTGCCTTGAACATCAACCGCCGCATCGCAGAGCGGAATTCAACATCCCAATTATCGGGAGCCGTATACGAATACTCACCGGCAATATTCTCGCTCTTCATCGCCGTCCGCTCCAACACCAACCGCACCAGGTCAATAATCACCTGTGACCGTTTCTTGCGGTCGTCCACAGGCTTGTACACAACCGTCATGCGGTCGCCCCAATAGCTCTCATTTGGCAACCGCTCGATCACACCGCCTGCCCAAGTCTGATATTCATCGCCCGTCAATGTATTACCATCCTCAACGATGCTCACCACTGCATAGATCTCAGTGGGCATAAATAGGTAATAACCCTCACCGCGCATGATCTTCGTGATCGTCGTCGCCATCCCGTCCGTCTGTGGCTCGCCAATTCGTTCAACGATCTGCGCCTCAACGCGGTCGATCACTGTCTGCAAATTCAAATCAGACAGCGAGGTATTCACCAGGACTTTTACATTTTCAGGGCTTACAAGACTTGTCATAATTTATTCCTTTATTTCTCCCCCATTTTCGCACTTTGAAAATGGGGGAGATGTCGGTACTCCGACAGAGGGGGTTAGAGGTTACGACTGCGTTCCAACCTTTGTCCAGGTCGGAGCCAGCGCCGTACCCGTATTGATATACAGCACGCCATTGGTCACGTCCGTCACCAACGCGCCCTTGCTCGCACCGCGGAAACTGGCATCCACGCCAGCCGTGGTCTCTTCCACGATTACAGTCGGATCAGTGCCTGTCAGACTGTTTTCATCACGGGTGATCAAAGGCACAACTTTCTTTGCCAGGTTCCCGCCAAAGGTAATCGTCACAGTCCCGATCCCGCTCGTCAGTGTTCCATCTGCCACGGTCACGCCGCCTGTGCCAACATTCGGCAGCGCCTCGAGCGCCGCATCAATTGCCGCGATCAAAGTATTGTCCACATCAGTCCAGGCGATTGCCGAGGTTACATAGCCGTCATATTTCAGTTTGAACGTCCCGCCCGTAGGCGTTCCGCCAATAGTCAGCGTCTGCACCGCGCTCGTCCCCGCACCAGGCACGCCAGCATTCGCATACAACCCGATCTGTCCTTCAATTTGACTCATATCATTCTCCTTATGGGGTAGGCTCATCACCCGCCCCACTGATCACTTTTTACTTCTCACCGGTCTTAGATGCCAGTGATCTTGCAGAACGCGGTTGCGCGATAGATCGCAAGTGCCAGGCGTTTGTCAGCGCGGATGGCGAGTTTGCCCTTGATGAAATAATCACTGTGGCTATCGCTCACTTTGATGTTCGCACCACGGCGGCGGAAGATTTCACTGTAAAGTTGGAAGTCACCCAACAGCGCAGTGTTCTCGGTCTCGGCAGTGGTGATCACCGCAGGCAAACCCCAAATGCGTTCAGGACCTGCTTCGCTAGGATTTCCCCAGATGTAAATGCCGTCAGTTGTCCGCAAAAGGCGGATGCCTTGCCAGTCGTTCGGATGGATCACAATTGCGGAAGGTTCAGCGAAACCAGTGGCGCGCACTTTGGTAATGCCCTTGTAAATGGCATCAGGCACAGGATCAGCGCCCAAGGCTTGGGCTTGTGTTACAGCGGTCAGGAAACCGTTCAAGTTTGGAGCGTTGTTATCGCCCGTCAAAAGTTGAGTTTCTTCTGCCAATTCGAGCATCATCATCAACCGGTTATCGATCAACGATTGAGCCTGGGCAACATCTTCGAGTTGGATTTCAGTCACCGGCAGAAAATGCGCAATTTCGCGTACAGCCACCGAACGCTCGGTATAAGCCAGGGCGCTCTCGCCAGCCTGACCACCTTCAGAGCGGGCAGCGGCGTTGTTGGTGAATGTAGTTTCTTCCATGTACACCACAGCCGCCTGTTCAGTCGGGGTCTGCGGAATCAGATCAGCCAGCATCGGACGGCGATGAGCGTACTCAACCACGCGACCCGTGCGGATGCTCTGCGGAGCAAAGCCCGCGCCGGTTTCCATCAGAGTCTTTGCCTCAAGGAAATCAAAATCATTCAGCTTGACTTCAAGACCCTTGATCCCGCGGCGGTTCTTATATTCATCCGCTTCAACGAACAACTGACCGAGGCTTTTCACCTGGCGCTGCTGTTGTCCTTGCTGAACGCGCTTGCTGGCGCCCATAGGCATTTGGCTTGCAGGGCGGTTGCTCTCGCGTATCGCCTTGGCATTTGCCTGGAATACAGAATCGGCAAACTTGGCATTCTCGATCTGGATAGCCAGGTCATCAATTTCAGCATTGCGGGCTTTTACATCATCGAGTTGTTCCGAGGTCAGGTTATAGCGGTCTTGACCGTCGATCTTGGTCGCAGCCTTTGCAAAGATGGCGTTCAATTCGGCGCGTTTTGCATTCAGTTTTTCTTGCAGTTCTTTCCAGTCCATTAGATTTCTCCTTGTGCAAACAATTTTGATTTTTCAAATTTTGCGATCTCATTCAGCACAGCCTTCTCATCAGCCATCGGTTGTGTCTCGCGCAAAACAGCCTCGATCTCCGAAACCATCTTTGCCAAACGTCCCCGCGTCCCATCAGAAAGCGTGCGCCCTTCATTCTCGCGGAAAGATTTTCTATCCTTCACGCGCGCCAAGAACTCTTCCACCGTGGACTCCACCAGTGCAGAGTGTTGTACAAAAGTCGTGCCTGTCACAGGCAGACCCTTTACACCAGCCGTTGCGGGGTTCATACCCCAGTTCGCATCCGAGATGTCGTAAAGCTCCACCTCGTTCAAAATGCGGATCGGGCGTTGACCGTCTTCCCGCTCTTTGATCGCGTACTCATGCACATCGTAGGCATAAGACATCTCGGTAATATCGCCTTCCTGAATGCCCTTGAACACCCAATCAGAAAGCGGAATATCCTCATAGTATTTGCGCGTCACTTCCACGCCGCCAGTCGCTTCTGGTGCCCATTCAAGAACCTTCGCTGGCAGCTCTTCACGCCCCACCTCGCGCACGCCTTTCACTGAAGCAATTGGTGGATTCATCGAATTATGGTTCCACAAAAACCGCACGCGAGAACGACCGTCTTTCAGCCGCTTCTCAAATGAGCCGTTGATCGACATATCAAATCCGCTATCCACATTCCCATGCACAGCGAAAATGCCCGTCACCGTCCGCGTCTTCGCATCCAACTCTTTCACGAAATAAGGCAAAGTTTTATACAGCATGTTCATCATCTCCTATGTCATTGCGAGCCGCGCCGTTGTTCTCTGCGGCGAAGCAATCTCCAAGTTGTTCAAAAAATTTCTTTGCTTCAAATTCATCGCGGATCACCGTCAAACACACGCACCCGTCCAAATCCTTCCGCACCATATATAGAACATCCGTTTTAGGGTATCCAATCTCGCGGAAATAATCACCATCAAACAAAACGCCCTCGATCAATATCCTGTCAGGATGTACCCGCTCCACACTCACAGGTTGTTTTGATACATGCGCCAATGGCTTGATAAATTGTTGGTTCATCCTCGTTCTCCAAATTCATACGCCCAATCGGTTACCGGCTCTTCATCGCCGAAGTATGGAGCCGGACATCTCGAGCAATTAGGATGCTGTAAACGGTTTGCATCCAACAGATCCACGGTCCAGATCTGACCATTCGCCAAATTGCACGCAGGCGCGCTATCCTCAGCGCCGCCGTCCAAAATTTCCACCTTCTGGACGCCTGCCCCTCGATACCGTTCAACCGCCGCCGCATTCTGAGCCTGCCCCAGTTCCGAGCGTGCGATCGCGCGGCTTTGGTTTTTGTATGTCTCATCGATGATGTCCCTCAATCCGCGCTGGGTCGCATCACCGCGCACCAGGTCATCAATGCCCCAGCCGTTTTCATTGGCATAAGTCAAAGCCTCTTTCATGGCATCCAGCACGGTCCCTTCAATTTCTTTTACGTGTGTGCCTGCCATCTTCAAAGCGCGAGTGACTGCCGGGTCAGTCAGATCAAACGCCAATTCAGCGCCCAGCGCCACATTCCACGTATCCCACGAGAGATTGATCACCTCCACATAAAATCGTTTCACCAGCGTTTCTAATTGCGTCCGATCATCTGCATTGATCAGATCACCAGCATTCGGCAAATCTGCCTTCTGACTTCTGCCTTCTGCATTCTTCATCGTCCTCGCCACCACCCGATCTGCGAGCTGTGAGAAATACACATCCACACTGGTCGTCATCCGCTTCGCCACATCATTCCGAATCCGCAATAACACCGCCGAAACCGCGCTTGCCTTTTGCGCTTTTCCAACCGCTAATCGCTTACCGCTAACCGCTGCGCTATTTCTCACCACCGCCTGCCCAGCCGGAACAAACTCACTCGCCAGCGAAACAAAATAAACCTTATCCCCCTCAGTGGGCTGCATACCAAGTTCCTGTTTTGCCTCCGCCCGCGTCAACAGCGAACGATTGAATGCCAACGTCACACGCTCCCAGCGTTTGCTCATCTCTTCCTGTAACGCCCCCACCCGCCGCAGATCAAACTGCAAAACAAAATTCCCTGGTGCGCTGTATTCATTGCGCAATCCGTTCATCATCTCCGAGGCGAACAACCGCCATAAAGACATCAACGTCTGCTCCGTGAATGCCTTGCGAGCTGCGCCGTCACCGTAATCACTGCGCTTGATGCCAACGTTCAAGCCTGCCACTGAAGGCGGCACATGGAAATTCGCCGCGATCCGTGTCTCAGGAATATCCGCCAGGGTATCAGCCGCCAGCTTGTTCAGATCAAAGCCCATCTGTTCTACTTTCATCCCGTTCGAGATAAAAGCCGGTTGACCCTTTCCGTGTTTCTGGATCCACTTCAAACCCATCGCGTCAATCTCTTCCTGCGTTGAGTCGTCATTCTCTTCCAACGTGATCACTACAGGCGGCACCGCATTGTTCTTCAGTAGGGCAAAAATATAGGCAGTGGCTTCGTTGTCCTTATCCACCTCACGCGCCGCCAACTCAATCGCGCCAATTCCCTTCCACGGGAATTGCGGGTCGATCATCCATTTCCAATGAATGATGTCATCTTTAGGAATCGGAATTCCAGAACCAGCGCCGCGCGAGGAGAAGGACGAAAAACCATTCGGCAAAAATTCATAATAGGCAACAAATCCTTCGCTCGTATCCAACCCCGCCACCGGCTGGATCTGTGCATCGCTGAACGGCCACAATGCAATCACCCTCCCGTTCACCGCTCTTTGTTTCCAGATATAAACATTCCCGCCGATGGAACAATAAGCTACCGCAAACTGCATGAATTCACTCTGCCCCATGTCAGGGTTCGGGTTCTGCAACAGCGCCATCACTGGATGACCGTAATCAGGAATGAACCTTCCATCCTCTTCATACCCCGCCAGCAATGGCGGTTCAGGAAACGTCAGTTGCAAAGTGGTTGCGCACGCGCTCACTGCCGCATTCTGTTTGTATCCCTCGCGCACGATCCGCTCAAATGTCATCGCCGAAAACGCATAACGCGCCCAGGCAGGCGCAAACGTCATAGACCGAGCAATACTCGCCGCCGCCTTACTGAATAATCGTTGAAAAATATTCATCCTTTATCCTTCATCCTTTATCCTTGCTCTTACAGTATTTTGCTCTTCCTATGCGTGCCGATCATTTCCAGCAACTTGTTATATGCGCCGCTTGCCGCGTCCACCTGGTCGTCATTCTTGCCGCGGTCAAAGGCAACGGACTCATCAATGTATGCCTCATTCCATGCACCTTGAAGCAGAAAAACCATGCCGCCCTGAAACGCCGATTCGAGTGGTTCTGAGCGTGTCGCTTTGTCGCCTGTCACCGTCTCAAATTTCACAGGAAATCCCATCAGCAAACGGTTTGTCGCTTCAGCGGAATCCTTGCCTGCCGAGCCAGGGTCCTGTTGATGCCAGATGTAGACCTTGCCATATACATCGCGGTCAGTCTCTGTAACTTTCCGCATTTTCTGATCGCGGTCATAAGATGACCATTGTCCGCGTGCCATATCCAAAAGGTAAAAATAACCATCTGAGCAATACGCCATCAACGCGCCTGCTGTGTAATCGCCCTTCGTCGAATTCGCCTTATCCCACAACCGCACCGCATAAATGATCTTCACGCCGTCAGGTAATTTCGTGATGGTCTTGAACCAATCGCGCTTGTATTTCTGTCCTGATTTCGGGAATGGGCTTTGCTGATAAAGCGCCTCGAAGTCATACACACCCAATTCTGCTCTTGTGCCTTTGAGCCAATCCTCGCTATAAGCCACAGACCAAAGCGCCTGTCCCGCCTTGCGTCCCAACGGGTCTTTGAGCGGCAAATACACGCCATCACGCATTTTCTTTTGTTGTGCCTCAACATCCACTGGGTAACTATCCAACGCCAGCGCAGGCAGGTTGATGATCTCCCATTGGTCAGCCAGTGGGTCATTCATCATCCTCTGCATCAATCGCCCTGCAAAATCATCAGGGTGCCAGCGCGTGTGAAAAACAACCACCGCGGCATTCGGGCGCAAACGAGTACGTGCTGACGAGCGATACCAATCATCCACCAGGTCCCGCCGTCCCTCGCTCTCCGCCTCTTCGCGGTTTTTGAACGGATCATCCACGATCAGCAAATGCGCAGGCAAACCCGTAATACCGCCGCCCACACCTGCCGCCTTCACTCCGCCGCGATACGGTCTTGCCAGATCCCAACTCTCGGTTGATCGGCTGTCGCTCGAAAGCTCCACCGGATAAATCTTCGCGGATTTACTCCCGAACAGTGCTTGGAACTCCGCAGACAAAACAGTGTCACGAATAAATCGGCTGTGCGTTGTCGCAAGGTCTACGCCGTAAGATGTCAAAATAATTCGACTGTCAGGCAGTAATCCCAGCAACCACGCCGGAAAATTCCGGCTTGCGATCTGGCTCTTGCCATGCTGAGGCGGCATCATAATCATCAGCCGTCCAATGCCCTTCGTCCCGCCGCTCGCAATATACAAAGCCACCTGCTGTAATTTCGCCGCCAATAATTGGATGTGTGGCGGCGTCTCATAGCGCGGATCAATGTACTGACAGAACGAAAGAAAATTCTGACGGGCATTCTTGCGGGATGCCCGTTCTTCCTTCGCCTGGCTCGGCGTCATGCTCACCTGCGGATTGACCAGACCAGGCAGCATTATTCAGGATCCTCATTCGAGAAATCTTTTGGCATTTCTTTCGCGCCCTGCTCAAGCAATCTCAAAGTCTCTTCGTCCTGCTCTGCCGGTGATCCATCTGCCTTACGTTTCAGCACAGCCGCCAATTGAGTGAGCGGAATATAGTCACCGCTCATCTCGAGGAAGAGCTTCAAGTGATTGAAATACTTGTAGTCATCGCCTGATTTCTTCATGCCGTCGATCAAGTTCTTGAATGAATCAGCGCGGAAATCCCACAGCTCCGCAGATTGCAGCATTCCAACCATCGTGTTGATGGCGGCGTTCTTTTTGCGCCAGGTGCTGATCGCGCGGTCGCTGGTCAAGTTGAGATATTTTGTTGCCAGTTCTGCCTGCGTCTTTGGCATCCGTCCATCTTGCGGCATCGATGCCCAGGCGATGTAAACCGCCTGACGCCACGGCCACCCGTTATCCATCAACATCTCGAATCGCTCAAACCACACTGGCTGGGATTTGGTACCTTTGAGTACATTCAACGCCGAACGCCCCGCCTCCGAACGCAAACGCGCCTCCTCAATGGAAACACCATCACTTTCGACCTCAGGTAATTCCAGGTCAAGCGCAATTTGCTTATATTCGTCATTCAGGTCAAAGTTCGGTTTTGATATAGGCATCTTTCAATCCTTACAAGTTCGGGCTTTTCTTTTTTTCTGCGCGAGCAGCTCGCATGGCATGAAGCAATTCCATCTCAACGCGGTCATGCTCCTCAAAGTCGCTGACCAATCCGCTGAGGATATGTGCAATTTCATCCATGCGGATCGTCAATTTTTCCGCAAGCAAGTTGCTTGTCTCAGATCGTGCATCAAAATACTTTTGCCACTGTGTATTCGTATCCTTAAGCAAATTAGCATAGTGCGCGTTCACATCTGCGATTGCGCCAGTAAATACCTTCACCAATATCCAGCCGAGACCCGCCAACAGAAAGGCAAACACAACGACGACTGATATTTGTTCCCAAACAGTGACGGGTACGGTCGGAAGCATATTGATTCCCCTATTTGCTGACTTTCATTTTGGTGTATGAATAATGCAATCCAAATACGCCAAAGATCGAAACAATCAACATCAACACAACCGAAGCGGGTTCGACATAAGCCGCGGGCACCAGAGAAAGAACAAAATTGCTAAATGCTATTACCGAGGTAACAAGACCGCCGGTGATCATCGCAGCCGTGCCAGTAATATCTGCGCCAGATTTTACAAATACGGATTTCAATCCCTGGGTAACGAGGAAACCAATGCCGATGGCGATAAGTCCCTGCAAGGCATCCGGCAGCATCAATGGTTCAGACGATGGAGTTGTGCCCT